AATTTGCTAACCCAGATATCAGCATCTTTTTTACTTACAATATTATAGCCTTTAGTAAGTCTGCCAAGACTTTTTTCATAAACGCTTGCATTTTCTACAAACAAACAAATTAAATCTTTTTCAACTTTTTTCATAATACATCTATATTATTATATCATTCATAAATAGATGAAGGGGAGACAAATTAATGCCTCCCCTCCAAAATTGACTATAATTAGTCTTGCATGAATGCTACTGCATCAGTTTCTTCAACTGCTACACCAAAGCGTAGGAATACGGTATATTCTACTGTATCCTTCTTTGGCTTGAACTCACGGTGTACTGTTACGTCTCTCTGGAAGCCCCAGATGCGGTTTTCTGGGAATGTAAGTGATACATAACCAGCTGGCATCAAAGGAACTTCAACCAATGGAAGACCTAGAACACGGTATGCGATTGGGCTACCAAGGGTCTGCGGAGCAGAGCCATCAATAACACGCTCAACGATACGCTCTGAATTCAAGTTACCAGAAGAACCAAGACCGTTTACAATTGCTGCAACGGTTTCAGTGTCTGCATAGAACTTCATGTTTGAACGGGAACCACGGTACTTACGAGGCATTGCAAGAACAAGTCCCTGCAAACTTTCGATAGTTGTACCGTAAGTTGCTGAATTACCATCGGCTTCGATTGATACGAATCCTTCAAGGATGTTTAGGAAGTTGTTTGTACCAATTCCTGTACCATTGATGGCTAGATCTTCAAGATCGTTAGCAAACGCACGAGTCATGGTACGGACCAAGTGATCCTCCAGACCTGCACCTTCGATATTGTCTTCAAGAGCTTCAGTCGAAACTTCCCAATCAAGACGAATCTTCTTGGTTGTAAGAGTAACCTTTGTGAACTGAACATCAGCGTTAGTGTAGGTTGCATCAGCCTGGGCTGCTGCACGAATTACACGTTCTCCAACATTCATTTTCTCAAGCTCAGTTGTGTTAGCTCTCATTGTGACTCTACGACCATCTTGGGCTAGAACCTGCTGTTCAAAGATATACTCAATAAACTGACGTGACTGTTCAGGCTGCAAAATACCGCCATCAGACACTAGATCACCAACTGGGTTAGTATTGTCAAGAATTCCAGCTGCTGGAGTACTTACTCCACCAATACCACCAGATGCGATAGTACCAGCTGCAGCCGCTTTTTCTAAAATTTCATTATTTTCTGTCATTTTTTATTTCACCTCCAGTTTCTCTTAATGATATAGGTCAGCGGAATTTAGGAAACGTCCACCCCACATAGACCCTTTTCTTATTGTATTGCCCTGAACGATCCCGCCAAGATCGCCAGACTTACGGACAGCGGTATCGTCTTCTAGACCATCCACACGCTTTCCAAACTCTTCAAGACTGCCTCTTACTCCAGCAACTTCTTCTGCTACTGTGGCGTGACCTTTTTTAAGGTCTGCAATCTCTTCATTTAGTGACTTAATTGTTGAAACAAGTTCACTCACTGCCTCTGTTACTGAAACCTTAATTTCGTCAACAGCTTTTACAAGCTCAGAATCAGCTGAATCTGTTTCAACAACAGACTTTTCAACTTCAACGTCATCGGAAGCTTCTTCTGCAACTTCTTCTGCAGGTGCTTCTTCTGGATCAGCAGACTTAACTACTGTTTCCTCAACAGCGTCAACTGCGTCAACTGACTTTTCTACGGTTTCTTCGGCAGGAGCTTCAGCAACAACTTCTTCAGTTGCAACTTCTTCAACGGTCTCTTCTACTACTGTATTATCTTCTGACACGTTGTTCTCCTCCTCTATATTGTTTTTAACAATTGACGCATTATTGTCAATCGCTGATTCAAGCGTTTCGCCTGAAGTTTCTGGGGTTTCGGAAACATCTTCAGATTTAGCAAGGTCTGTAGAACCAATAAACTTATTTAAAATTGATTTAACTGTCATAGCTTTTTCTGTATCCTTTGTCTCAACAAAACCAATATTTTTCATACTGACTTCACATGATGGGCAACTTGAATCGTCAACTTCTGAAAGTCTGACGATACCGTCATTCTCACACCAGTAGACATTTTCAAGATCTGCTTTTGCAATTATACCATCAATTTGTTCATCCTTGTTAACTTTCTGGATTGACACGACATTTGCAAATTGATTTGCTGGATTGTCTACCAAAGATAGTTCATTAAGTTCATAATCTTTAACTACTCTAATTGTTTTAGCAACATTCTCATCGTAGGCATTTTCTGAATCTTTAATTATTCCGCCAATTGAAAAACCTGAAAGAGTGCCATCAAGAACTTTTTCCCAAGTATCCTGAGCACCCTTAGAAATATATGCATCTACATAAACACCGTTATAAAGTTTGTCTGTAGACTTGTCAAAAAACTTTTCTTGTCTAAAATTAACAACTTTACCAACTGCAATAGCTTGATGCATTTCTCTTAAATTACCACGGAATGTTTCAAAAGCCTTTATACTTACATCAGTAGGAACAATGTCTGCTTGCTTGTCAATGTTATCAAGCGTAGCAAATCCAGAAACGATTCTACGCTCTACATCTACTTTAGCGATTGGCATAGATAACTTGATATCATCGTTATCTGAAGTCCAATAAGCCTTGCTTAAATTAGTCATGTTAATCCTATTATATATGTATTTTTTATATGTTTATAATATTGTTATATTATACTACAGATCTTCCTTCGCCACCAGGATTTCTTCCTGTTGTGGTTGCAGATGAATCTGAAGCCTGATCAGTTCTTTGCTGATCTCTTTGTCTTGTACCAGCCATTTGAGCATTTTGCTCTGCACGTTGTTGAGGGGTCATAACTACTGGAGTATCTCCTTGTGGAACTACTGGGAGTCCAAGTCTTGGTCTAATATCATTTGGAACAACAACTTGTGCTCTTAGATATCTTTCATCAATTTGACTTTGAGTATTTTCATCAGTCAAAGTTAGCTCATTAAACTTTAATAAAAGAATGTCTGTCTTTTCTTTAATAAGTTTATTAATTGTTTTCTCTAAATTCTTTTGAGCTGGTCTTGCTACTTGTTCTTTAAATGTTCTGTCAGATACAAGTGCAGATGCGATTGAACTACCAGGATCTGAACCAACTTTTGAAATTGGAACCTGATGTGCCATAAGAATATCGTGAACATTTGAAGTCCTGTACTTATCAAATGATCCTTCTTGAATTCCATTTTCAACTGGCTCCATCTTAAATTCAACCTTGTTATCTGCAGCATCTCCAGGAAGTGGGATGTAAAGAGTTCTATGGTTTTGTCCACGAAGACCAGATTGTAAGAATCTAAATAGTTTATCTTCTGCTTCTGAACTTAACTTTGCACCCTTTAGAGTAACAATGTATCTTGGGACAGCCTTGTTTTCAAAATAGTCAATATTATATCTTGCAGCAAGTTGATCTCCAACTACTGAAGTTGCAGCAGACACAACATCTGGAACACCATAATATGTATTCTTTGGGCTGTATTTTTTAATATGAATAAGTTCATTTGGTCTTTGATCTGTTGTAACTGGATTTACTGTTTTTTTATCTTGAAAGTTTTTAAAGAAAACAACTCTTTGATTTACAATCTGAACATAACCATCACGCATACGTCTTACACGAACTGTTGTTGCAGGAATGTGACCAATGTATCCAATCTCTCCAGTATTCTTTCTTCCAATTTCAATATACCCATTTCCAGTTGCCTCATAGTCTGTCATTGCTTTTTCAAGGACATGGGTAAAAGTATCTTCATCATTCAATTCTTCAAGCCAATTTGCAAGCTCAGACTTTGCTCTTTCAACTTTTCTTTGTGCTCTGACTCTTTGATCAACATTTTCAATTTCTTCAATTCTAGCTTTAACGATGTCAGACATTATAAAACCATATCCAAGACCAACTGTATTTGCAACCTTTGCATTAATTGCAGCATGGTTTGCAAAAGAATTATCAAAAAAGAATGCCAACTCATCAAGATTGTAGGGTGGTAGAACAACATCAAAAAGACCATAGGCTGTGGTTATATCTTGTTCTGGAAATAGCTGCTTAGACTTTGCACCGTCTTGACCAGTATAAGCCTTGCTCATTCTTGTAATTCTACGTTTAAAGTTTGCATCTATACCGTCAAAACTTTTTACAAGTTCTGCTTCAGTCATAAAATCATCTGTTTTATTTGCAGATGGTTTATTCTTGTCTAGATTGTCAATTCTAGCAATAACTTCATCATTCATCTCCATGTTGTTGCAACCCCTTTGCAGCATCAGCAAAAGCACCAGTGTCGAATTCACTTGGTATGTAGCCCTGCTTCATTCTGTCAATCTGAACAGAATGCTCTTCATCAGTAATCCTTGTGACTCCTGCCATAAACTTTGCTTCTCCTGGACCAGCACCATAGTGTGCTGCAGCTTGAGTAATTCTATTAATAGCAGTTATATCATATTTTCTGGCTGGAATATTCATAAAACTTCCATCGCCATCTCCAAATATTTTTCCTGTTTCTGTTTTCCAAACATATATACCGTATTCAGCATCGTTTTCTACAACTCTTACTTTTGGTTTGTTTGGCAATTTTTGCAATCCATCTAGATAATCCATGACAATATTGTACCACAAATTATGATTTAAACCAAATATTCGTCCCAAGTGATGTCATTTATTATTACAATAGAGTCTTGAGTAACATTAACCACGCTGTTATCATTAGCAATTCCAGAAGAAAGACCAGCATAGGTATTAAAAACTTCTTCTCCATTCAAAGAAAGAACGGTAACTTCCAAGGACTGTTCATCTAAAACTTGGGTCCATGTTGCAGATCCAGACCAGTAGTTCCAAAGTTGATCATCAACAACATTCCATTCATCGTAAACAAGCAACCCTTGCTTAATAGGATTTAATTCCATAAAGCTTGCAACATTGTCTACTTTTACTCCAGAATATATTTCAATCTCACCAATAATTCCATTTAAAGGTATTGAGTTTTCTTGCAAAGATATGGCAATATAGTTCCAAGAAAGTGGTTCAATTACGACACTGTTAACAAGCTTTCCATTTAAAAAGAATTTTGCAGTAGTAAACTCTGTGCCATTAATAGAATCAAAAATTCTAAAGAAAGCTCTTTTACCATCATCTTCAGGATCTAAAACTATATCATAAGAGTTATTGGAACTAAATATTTTACCAATCTTTCTTCTTTCAATAAATAATTTAGACCTGTTATACATTAAAAACATTTGTAATCCAACAACTTCTTGATCATTTTTTAAAGTTTGATTTATTGGAATAGCAACTCCTTTTATTAAATTTTCATCTACATCTGGCAAAATTTCTATTCCAGAATCTCCAGCTAAATATAAATATGGGGAAGATTCAGTATCAATGATTACTGGAGTTTTTCTTTTATAGACATACTGATCTTCATTTTTAACTATTGGATAGAACTTTCCTGTAGCAGGTGTATTAATTGAATAAAATTGACCCTCGTCAAAAGACAGTGAAGCAAATCCCATATTTTTAATCTTTACATTTTCTGTATTTACTCCTTTAGAAGAAATTTCAATATGAACAGTTATGTAGTAATTGGTAAAACCAGATACATCTTTTGGAGGGTAAATAATAGTTCTATCATTAATCTTATATTTTGTATCTTCTGAAGAAGTAATCTCTCCTAAATCTAAAATTTTATTCATTCCAATGTTTTCTATATTTGTAAATTGAGTATAAACTACTTGTCCAAGCTCAGAAATATTTTGCAATGTTACATAAACTTTTGTTGACAAAGAATCCTCATAGTTTGAAGACGTTACATTGTAATTTGAAAAAATTGAACTTGGTGTGTCAATATTAAACTGTATTAAATCCAAGTCGTAC